ACGTCCTCATATAAGGTGGTGCATATAGTTCCATCTTCGCTTCTTTTGTGTCCTACAACACGTTCCAGCTTCTTTTCGTTACGAAAATCTCCTACTCTCTGATCCTTTTTACCAGGGCATTCTACAAATACATCTTCCTTCTTTTCTTCCTTTGGTATCTCTGCTTGAGGTGGTTTGCCTTCTGGTAGTTTTTCTGGTTCGTCATTTACAACAGCAGCTTCTTCAACAATAATTAGTTGATCTGCCTGATAATTCATTGGTATAAAAGACGGATATGGACAGTTACTAACTACACCATTAGGATCATCTATCAATAAATTTCTATTGCCAGTATTTTCTGTATCTCGATGAAAGTATTTACAACCTATAGTATCTACATTTAGAGGTTGATAACCTGGTAAAGTTACTTGAGGTATATATACATTAGGTATTTGTATGTCAGGTATATTTATTTCTGGTATTTCCAATTATAATCCAAGTTTTTTAGGCATAGCCATTGATGGCCCTGTTGTTTTTGGTAATGCGTTATCCATTACGTTAGGAAGCATACCTTTTACGTTACCCATTACCTGATTCATTATCTTTGCCTTGAACTGCTCAGATGTTACATACTTATATCCAAAGTACCCTCCTCCTATAACTGAAGTTACCATTATGAATGAGAGGATACTCAAAACATTAGCTATCTTTTGAAACATGATAAAACTTGCTGTGATAAGAGCTACGTCAGTAATGACAATAGCTATATTATTTTTAATTATAGGTTTATCACCTTTGTATGTCACCATGAGCCTTATGACAAGGCAAATGCAAGAATCTAAACGTTAATTTTTTGCTTTCTCTGCATCAGAAGGTTTTAATTCTTCTTCCTGTGATTTTGTAGATAATAATTGTGCCTGTGCATCTTTCACCCCTAAAATTGCACCTTGATACCTATCTTCATTTTTACAAGCTATTTCATAGTCATTTTTGGCTTTTTGCTTAATTTTTTGAATTTCAACAAGCTGTTGCTCATATTTAGCAATTAATTGGGTTAAACAATCTTTCATATTAATCAGCAGCTTCGGCTGTGTTTCCCTCTGCTACCCACTCAAGGTACTCTTGGTAGTCGGTGTTTGCTTCGTCATTTGGTATAAATGCTTCTACATTAGATTCTAATTGTTTTTTTACACCAGATATTTGTCCTGTTAGTGGGTCTGTCATAAATTTGTAAATTGGGTTTGTTGGGTATGCCATAAGTTAAAGCTCTGCGGTTAAAAGTACTAAAGTGTTGTCGTTAGCACCTGCTATTGCTCCTGCGTCACCAGAAGTACCACTACCATTTGCGGTGTAAATTGCCCCTCCATTATTACTGACCATACTTGTTCCTGATAGTGAATTATAGAGAGAATAACCACCATTTCTGTAAGTTATATAATAATCACCACCAGAATTTGCGGTCATTGTAGGTGCAGCCCTCATTGTTGTTTTCCATACCATTGCTGCGGTATGAGTAAGGGAATTGTAAAGCATACAAGTACCAATATATTGTTGACCTCTACATAAACATAAGCAATATCGTTCACATAAAGCAAGCTCCTGACCGAATGACCTATGCTCAAAATCTGTTGCCACGCTACCTACTTCTAATTGAACTCCTGTAATTTCAAATGTTGCATCATTTGTTGTGTACCATGTGCTTGTTTGATCTGGTGTTTGTTCACTTCCACTATAATTTTGCCATTGATTGTTGGTAACACTACTTGATGTGTAATTTGTGCCAAGAAATTGATAAATATGCAATATTAGTCCTATTCCATTATCATTATTAAAAGTTAAATTACTATCGCCAGGAATTGTTTTAGTAATTTTTGTCCAAGTATCAGCAGTTAAATTGCCAGTTTCAGAGGGAAATAATCTTCCTGTTCCATCTGAAGTGTGTAATAAATAATTAAAATTCTGTGAAACACTTGATTTTACCCAAAAAGATAAGGTTATATCACTTGAACTTGAAGTATAGTTCCAACCACTACTTGCCATATCTTGTGCTTCTACTTTGTATGCCATTCTTATATAATCACTAGCACCAGCACCAGCAGTCTGATTTCCATTTGTAATCTTAAAAGATTTTCTAAAACCAAGTGTATATGGTGTAGTTCCAGCAGCAACATCCGCTTGAGAAGTTGTACAGTCTTCATTTAACCCACCATGATTTATTGCAAATCTATCAACAGTTGTGAACTGATTTGCACCTGTGTATGTTGTACCACGTTGAGCCACTTGCATAGCTCCGTTAATTACTAAATTACGATTTGGTTTATTTGTAAGGTTGGCAGTACACGTTCCATCGGAATTATTTATCGTGATGGCAGCATCCGTAGAATTTACTCCTTTTATCGAATTTACTTTGATTTCACTCATGGTTTTGGATTAGCGTCCTTTACAGCTTTGATGTGAGTAGCCCACGTTCCAGTTGTATCTAGTTTACCTGCAACAATATCCTTATACAACATATCTAACTGATCTCCAAAAGAAGCATAGGTTGTAGAACCATCAGTCGTTCTATCAGTTTTGTATTTTACTTTGGCTGCCTCCTCATTAAGCTCAATTCTAGCCTTTGCCACAAGACTGTCATCAATACTTACTGACTTTCCATCTTTATCAAACGCTCCAATGGAATCATTAATTGTTGTAACCGTTGGGTGACTTTTATAAATAGCTTCGTGATCTAAACTCATGCTGCTATCTCCCATAAAGTAATCGAAGATGCTGCACTATAGTCTTGATTACTGAAACCTCTTTTATTCATATAAATCGTATTATTACCACCAGAATATCCTTCGGCTGCCCATTGCACTTTATATGTAGTTGAACTTGTTGTATTTGGACTATCAAGTAAAAATACACTTCCATTATATACATCAGCACCACTACCAGCACTTACTCTACAAAAAATATGAAAATTTGTAGATGATCCACCTGTAGGCATAAGAATTGTACTGCTATCTCTTAAAACTCTTACACCACAATTCCTACCTTGATATTGATTAGAAATATTAACAGTAAGCAAAATACCAACTTTACTTGACGTTGCAGAAGGAGTAATTGCTTGACTAAAACCGCTTATATCTGCAAAAGATGTAACATCATTAGTAGTTCTTGATACGGCAGTCGTAAAATTATTAGAAACTACTTGTGAAACCTTACCTATAGCAGAGTTTGTAGTAAGAATAGTACCATCACCATCACTAGGTAATTTAAGAGTTCGATCAGATGCAGGGTTACTATCTGGTGCAGCTATGATTACTGAATTACCTCCGCTATGTACTAATTTAATCTGACTCATGGTTTTGGATGTGCCTCTTTAACTGTTTTTAATGCGTTATAAAAAGATGCAAATTTAGTTTTTAACTCTGAATCTGCATCTATACAATGCCATAATAAATCAAATTGCTCACCCCAGTAAGGATAAAGATTATCTGTAACTTCATGCGTTCTGCCAGAACGATCTCTTATATACTTTTTATTTTGCCAAGCAGTTTTTAATTCAGTCCATTTTGCTTCAACTTCTGCATCTGTTGGTTGTTTAGCACCACCTGTATCGTGCCATACTATTTCACCCTGACGACCTATCCATGATGCTTGTGCATTTGGACATAAAGCCATTGCAGCATTAAGCTTGGACGGATAATCTTCGTACATTTCATTAGGCATTACCATTATGGTTCAACCTCCAGTGCGTAGAAAACTGCGATTGCATTTCCATAAGAGCTTTTAGCCGAGGCATTACGATCATTACCAGCAGTATGACATTTAAATTGTATTTTGTAAGTTATTGCTGACGTAGTATTTGGAGTGTCAGTATAATTAAATGGGATTCTTCCTATAACAGTTGTTGTATATGAACCTGCTGTCTCTCCCATTGTAGGTAAACTTTGGTAAAGGTCTGAGGCATAACTTCCACCACTAGAATTAGAATCAGGTGGGTAATATATAACACCAGAAGAACCTCCTGATATTGAACGATGTAAATATTGTCCAGTCATTGCATGACTCCAATCTTGTTGTGATCGCATATGATTACTACCCCATAAAACAATAAGATTACTTGCACTGGCTGGTGTAATTGTTAAGGATAAACCAGTATCTATAAGAGTCGTTGATGTAGATTCAACTTCCGTTGATGTTGAACTATATTTAAATTGAAGAACTTTACCACCGCCTATGCCAGTAGCTTTTGCCGATGTAACTGCTCCATTAGCAATCATATCCGTGTCAACGATACCGTCAGGCAAGCCCCCTACCGAAACTCCAGTTATAACTCCAGTACTTCCATTGAATACTATTGGCATAATTTACCTCCTATAAAATAACATAACGTGATCCTGATGGAATAGTAACCGTAACTCCATTAGCTACAGTTATATCTCCTACACTAAATCCTGATTTATTTGTTGTCATAGTGTAATTATTTGAAATTGTTAATGAGTTTTCTGTTACACAACCATCAGCAACTTGTGATGAAACTCCAGTCAAAGACGATCCATCACCTACATACGATGTTGCACTAAGTTGTCCTGTGGCTGAGTTGAATGTAAGATTTGATCCAGATTTTAATCCTAAATCTCCTGTTGCAGCAGTAGCAAACAATGGAAAACAAGTGGTGTCGGAACTTTCATCAGCTATTGTTACAGTACCTGCATTACCAGCAGATCCCCCAATATCACCCCATGAACTTCCGTCATACCCTTCAAATTCACCACTTGTAGTATTAAATCTGAGCATACCTGACGAAGGCGATCCAGGTCTTTCAGCCGTTGTACCAGCAGCTATATCAATAGCTCCTGTACCTGTCATTAAGATATTTCCACTAACAGTCAAACTTGATAGTAAAGTTCCTGTAGCTGTTGCAGAGTTTGTCTGAACAGAATTTCCCATCAGAGCATGAGCACTACATTGATAATGCAGAACCATAGGTGTGTTATCTGCTATAACAATCTGAGTGTATGCACCACTTGAACCTGGTGTTCCGTTTGTAGTTACATTTGTTGTAAAAGCAGTAGATTTATCAGACTCAAGATAAAAACGAAGAGGATGTCCACTATTACTACTATCTGATTGATCGAACTTATATGTTCTTCCTGGTGTAAGAGTTATGAATGGAGCAAATTTGCCATCAATTTTATAGCCGTTACTAGATCCACTTCCGTTATATCTATGAGTTGCATCTTTTGAAGCAACTGTGACTGTGAAAGTTTTAACCGATCCAGTATAAGTAGCAGCAAGACTAGCAAACCCTCTAATATTACCGTCATTAGTTAAAGTTACGTCACCTGAGAAATCAGGACTGGCTGTTGAACCTGGTGCGACCCAAGATAAAACACCTGATCCATTACTAGCTAATACATATCCACTTACTGAGGTATCAGTAGCAGGTAAAGTCCAGACAACATTTGAAGAAACTGTAGCAGGAGATTTAAAACCTACATAGTGTGAAGAATCACTATCTAAATATCTTATTTCTTTTTGTCCAGAAACAGATAAATGTTCACTGCTTGTCCAAGAATCTGTTGAATTAACCCAGTTAAATGTCTTATCTGTAGCTCCTTTTAAAGTAAGTCCTCCTCCATCAGCAGTAGTATCACTTGGAGTAGAAACTTTTCCAAGCGTAATATTTTTATCTTCAATATCAAGGTTAGTGGTGTTTATGGTTGTGGTTGTTCCGTTAACAGTAAGATCACCTGGAATATTAACAAGACCAGCAGAACTTATAGTCATTCGACCAACCCCTGCCGTACTAAAAGTTAAAGTATCAGAGCCACCACTTATTCCAGAATTATTATCAGAATTAAAACTAAAAGAAGGTGCAGAGGCCGATCCATCAGGGGCTTTACTTAATAAGTTTGCGTAAGTAATTTTTTTGTTTTTATCAGCACCACTTTCACTTTGATCTATTATTGGTAAAGTGTCCGTACTTGCTGGAGCAGTTAAAGCGGTAAATTCTGATATTTTTCGATTTGTCATAATTAAAATTTAATAATGTACATAAGAGCTATATTTTTTACTCTAACCTCAGTTCCTCCATTTGAACCTGATGATCCAGGAGTTGTTGAACCTGTAGAAGCTGTAAAACCTTTTAGATCTTGACCATCATTACTTCCAGATTGTTCAAGTTCAGCTAATCTTCCACCTACTTGAGTGATATTCGATATTCCAGAAGTGCCAAAAGCATTACCTATACCAGCACCACTGCCTTGTGCAAAGGCATATCCATGAGTGTGACCTGCCGAAGTATGATCGTGTGTTTTATTTTGATCTGACTGACTTGAAGCAAAACCTCTTCCAGAATCAACTCCTCTACCATTATCAAATCCTCTAATAAACTGACCTCTTAAATCTGGTAAATTAAAGGTTGAACTGCCATCTCCACTTCCATGAGTTGTACCTATAGTGGCAAATAAACTAGCGTAGGTGGAACGACTAACAGCAGCACCATTACATTCTAGAAAACCAGATGGAGGAGTATTTGAGGCATGAGCAAATACAGCACCAGCAGGTACTCCATTAGCAATCTCACCCCAGCTAGATCCGTTATATCCTTCAAATTGTGTTAATGAAGTATTAAATCTTATATCACCAGTAACAGGAGTTGGTCTTTGAGCAGTCGTTCCTGATGGTAGTTGTAATGATCCTGTTCCAGACATTACAATATCACCTGCTGAAGTTATAGTTCCTGTAAAACTTGGGGAGGCAGTAGTTGCATGTCCCATCTCAGCCGTATCAACTTTTCCTAAATTTATAAAATTCGTTCCATCATACATATTTAATGTATTGTTATTACTATTTACCCAAAGTTTTCCTGTTACTTTTGTTGTTGGTTCGCTTGAACCTCTATTTGTAGATTGAATATCACCAAGACAGACATTGAGATCTGCTCTAAAAGTTGCTCCTACTGAATTTGCTATATCATAATCATGCGTATTGCTCATTTATGTAACCTCCTTACCAAAACCTGATGCAGCCCATACAAAAGATCTAGCAACTGTAGCATTGCCTTGTTTAAACGTGACTTGAAAACCTGTCCTACTTATATTAGCAAGTTCAAAAAAGTCTCCTGTCTGTTGATTTGTTGGAGTCACTATTACATTTGGAGTTTGTTTAAATGGATTTGTAAAAGAAACAGTGTACTGTGATGAACCAGTCGTAACTGGAGTTGAAATACTTTCTGTTCTTCCTTGTAATTCTAGTGTAGCCCCTAGCTCAGTAATAGCTATGTTTTGGTTTGTGTCACCACTTGTTAATAAAGTTTTAAATTGAAATGCTCTACCAGTAATTAGAACATTGCTAAATTCTTTATAATCACTCCATGTTGGCGAACCAGATGGATCATCATTAGTAGATCTTACATAAACAGCAGCGTTACATTTAGTAGCTTCTGTTAAACCTCCAACTTGATCTATATAACCCCAATCATCAATTAAATCTGTTCTTGAATCCCATAAACTATTAAGGTTAAAACTTGAAGCTTTTAAAACTTTTCTGATATTTACATCAAAAGGTTGTGTTAAGTCTATTGAATTTGCAAATAAATATTCACCAGAAGTAGCAGTTGCACTATTTGTAACAACCAAAGTTAAAGCATCTATACCTGAGTCATATATTGTATTGGTTTTTGAACCTGTAAAATTAGCTGTATGTTCATCAACCGTTCCAACAACAAGTCTTTCAGATGGTGCAGGTAAGTTTGTTGTAACTCTAGTATTATTCCAGTCAGAATCACTTGAACCAGGTGCAGGAGATTGTCTGCCCCCATCGTCCTCAAACTTAATTAAATATGTCCCCTCTAATAATGGGACAATTTTTTGTGTTTGGTTTCCAGCAGCAGCGACAACAATTTCTTGTGCATCTTTCCATTGAGCTAATGAAGTTAAAGAAGAATGTCTTATTAAAGTTTTTCCTCCCAATAACACATCAAGTTCTGTGGCACGATTCCAACTTAAAATTGCGCTTGATTCATCAATAGGTAATAAACTTACTCCACTCACATTTGCTGGTAATGCTGTTTTTCCTACAGCAACAAAAAACGGATCAGCAGGTTTAGTCGGAGATGTAGAACGTAAACCAGAAGAACTAATACTATATATTTCTATTTCGTAATTTCCAGCAATAGTATCTAAAATTTCATAACTTTTAGAATTTTCAACCGTTAAGGATGTATAGTTTCCATCCTGTAACCTCCAACGTACATAAACAGCATCAGTTCTTGTGGTCCAACTTACAATAATTTTTGTTCTGGCAATACCTGTATTTTCATAAATAACTTCTTCAGCAGTAACATTAGATGGAGCAGCAGGAGCTACATCCAAATTAGTAATATCTCTTTGGACAAGAGCTAACCCACTCTCAATATGATTATATTTACTGGCATTATATGTGCTTGCAGTTATTACATAATTAGTTCTGTCTTGTTCTATAACTTCTAAAACTCTCCAAGTAGTAGTAACAATATCAGTTGTTTCATATACCCAGACACTATTAGCATTAGGGGCTGTAGAAAAACTTTGGCCTAAACTAAAAACATTATTGGATAGACCAGAAACAGTTACTTTCTCATAAGTACCATCAGGTAATACACAACTTAAAGTAGAACCAATCTGCATATTCAAACCAGTAACATCATCTGCTGTGACAGTGTTAATAGTTGCTGATTTTATACGACCCAATCTTCTTTCTCCGCTTTTTACTGGATCAGCTATTTCAATAATCTGTCCAGGTCTGACAACAACACCAGCATCAATAGAAGTAGTAAATGTAACAACTTCACGTTCCACATTACTCATGTATAGCAACCATTTAGCTAATCTTTTTGCTTGCCCTCTGGAAGTACATGCAAAAGCATCTATTGTTTGTATTACCGATCCATAGCGTGCTTGGTTCGCTGTGTCTATTTCCTGTTCGTAATTAATATCTCTTAGTTCAAGATCTAAATATTTAGCAATAACAACAGTAGGTCTTGTTTTTTGACTCGTATTTGAATAAGTAAATCCTGGTTCTAATACATTTGCCAAACCAAAACAGTAACTAGCGTCTTTAGGTGAATCCTGAGATATTGTTAAATTTCCTGCCTGATAATAAGGCATCGCTCTAAAAACAGAACACATTTGATTGATAACGTTATACGCTTCTTGCTGATTACCTATAGAAACATTGCAACTAAATCTAGGTTCAAGTGTACCGTTTCCAGTTCCATCATCTATTAGTTCACTAGCATATTGACTGGCAGCAAAAAAACTAAATTTATCTAAATCTGCTTCAACTAAATGACTCCCTAACCCATACCTTTCACTGGTCAACAAGTCATATAAGCACCAAGCAGGATCATTTGTAAATTGTGCAGCACCAAGAGTACCATTAAATGTCCCTGAGTATTCCAAACTACCATCTGAACGAACTGTTGCATTATGAGGAATTTTTACTTTAAGTCCTTTTACTAAATATTTTCTACTTGGTATTGAGGTAAATTGTTCGGCATCAACTTTTAAACCAACTAACGCTGAATTTGGATAAGTCAATTTATCGTATTTAATTTCTACATATGAATTGAATTGAAAAGAATTTACTAATTTACTTGATGTGCTATCTGCTGTTACACGAGTAACTTTTATATTGACAGGAAAGTTACCACTAAGATTTATTAAATAATCTCTTATATAAGTATCAGGGGTTCTACCAGCAATAGTTCCCTGATTACCTAATACAACAGTAGTATAAGATCCTCCTTGATACTGTACTGCTATTTCAAGTTGAACTGAAGTACCAAAAATATCTCCTTCGTCTGAAAATCGCTGTAAAGCAGGAACAGTTATTTGTACGGAAACTGCATCAACATCCGAATCTGTAATTTGAATTACACCTGGAGTTGCCTGTACTATTGTTGAGAAACCTGTTGTTTTAGTAACAGAAACATCTCTTGTGATTGGAATTGTTGTTTGACTAGATGTACCAGTTCTAGTTTCAAAACTTACATCTTTAAAGTTAAAAGAACCATCAGATGCCTGTAGTGGTGTGTTATTTAAAAATATTGATTTACCACCATCGACTAAACCACCAATTTCACCTTCTCCGATAAGATCTAAAACTCTTGCAAAACTTTTTGAATCTAAATTATCTTTATCTTCTGTAGGTGAACGATCATTGCCACCACCGCCTTTTCCACCACCTCCACCAGATCCAATTATTTTACTCATACTTCCACCTGTTCATTTTCGATTCCTGCTGAAACAACAATAGAACCTGTAAGCACCGTTCCATAGATAACAGGAACAGCTACTCCTGCTCTTGATGTGTTTTGAATACCACTAAAATTAAATGATCTTCTAGGGTCTTGGTCGTTTTCGGGTACATTTTCAACAGGAGTAAGCATTTGAGAAAGTCCTGTTAAAGCTAAAGCAATACCAATGTTTCCAACAATAGCAGCAGTACCACCAACAAAACCTGTACCACTAAATAATCCACCAGAAAAAGCTAAATTACTTGCACCACCAGTAAATATAGCAGCACCAATTAAAACTGAACCTACAATAAAATTTCTAAGACCATTATTACCTCCAGCACCTCCTATAACAGGTATTATTTTTATATCCTCAAGACCACTTGGATAAATCAATTCCTCTTCTGATAATTCCCATTTACCTACTGATACTTTGTAGTATCTTTCAGAAATATGTTTCTCTACTTCTGGAAAATTAACAAGTAAAAATTTTATAGCTTGTGCAGCACTAGAAACTTCAGCTTCAAAAGTCTTTTGACCTAGAAACTTTGCAAGTTCTCCGT